TAGCACCCAATGCAAATTCAACTTTGTTGTTATGCTGACGTAAAGCTTCAAGGGTATGGGTAACACCATCAGCTAGATCAATAGTAGATGGACTCTTTGAGCCATGATAACCATTCATACCAGCACCCCATCCTGAGTAAATGTTACCGTAGATATTAATCGTACCGCTTGTGATAGTTATAGAGTCTATAAGAGAACTTGATGATACTAAGTTACCCCCACCGAAGAAGAAATCACTTCCTCCTGTCGATGGAAATACACCTTGGACTACATTAATTAATACAGGTTGAACTATATCCTTAATCATAGTCTACCTCGTTTCGCTAATATAAGCCTTTGAAGCTGCACCTAAGTCAACTGTAGGGTCTGTAGCACTACCTGCAATAAGCACATAAGTTGGAAGAGCTAACTCTTTAAGGTCGTTACCTGAGAAAGCTTGAAGCATGACGTAATTAACACCGTCAAGACTCCCATATAACCAACCATCATCACTACCGCCTTTTACAAACTGTACTAAACCTCGTGAACCATCACCCATTCTTGGGCGATAGGCTGTGTTGTCATTGTTTAATTGTGGCATTTTTGTTTCCTTTGTTTAAGATTATTGAGGTTGTTGTGGGAATAGGTTAGGTGTGTCGTAAGGGTTCACATCCCTCTTATTAACGCTTGGAGACCAACGCAACGATATGTCACGAAGAGCTTGGCGATAAGCAGCCCACTCTGCTTTTTTCTCATCCGAAAGAGGGCTGTCTGCACCTTGTGTCCAGTCCGAATCTTGGAGAGCACTTGCTCGTGCTCTATATAGTTCATCCCAATGTGTATAATATGTCATGCGTTTAATCCTTGTACTGTTATAAGACCATCTCTAAAGCCTCTGGAGCCTGAATTGTTATTTACAACGCCTGCTTGAGCACCAAATACCCATATATAATAGGTTGTGTTACCAGATAAACTAACCATATCAGAAAGCATATAGGTCTGTGGTGCAAAACCTGTACCATACTTAGATGATCCTCTAGTTGTTACATAATCAGCAGGATCAGTAGACGTATAATCTGTTGCAGTAGTTGTAGCTCGCATTGCAAAAGAATAACCAGTAGAGGCATTACTTGCAAAGAAACCTATAGGGTCTAAATTAACATTTACAATAAAGTCTTGAGTACCTGTAAAATTATGCGTTTTAAAAGAAAACTGCATTAGAGCTGGAGCAAGTAGATTACCATCGTATAAAACAGTTTGACTGCCTCCAGTTCTTCGGCCACCTAAATGATGCCCATCTGAGTTTAAATGGTGTGGAGCCTCAGCTTGGAAACTACTGTAATTATAAGCAGAGTTTGCAAAGCTTGGCATATTTCCTACATCATTACCTGCTGTTCCAGAGATAGTACCAATAGAACCATTAACAGCTTTAGTAGCAACATCTAAAGTGTCTGCCTTTATTACTTTAGCTTCTAAAGTGTTTACAGTGATTTTATTTGTAGTAATTGAACCCGCTGCTAATTTATCAGCAACTATAGTTCCGTCAACTAACAATGAGCCATCAACATAAAACTTAACTTCATCACCATATGTAACAGTGCCATTCTCGTCTATCTCTGTCACTATACGGGTTTGTATGTTAGACCTCTCACCAATTTCAGAAAGTGTTACAACATCACCTACGACAGGGGTTCTCCCAACTCTTGCTAAGATAACTGCATCTGCTTTAGTAGAAGTAAAAACGTCTCCAACCATATCACCAGAAAACTGACCAGCACCGTTAGTTCCATGAGAACCATGAGTACCATTTAGACCTGTGATTAGGATAGGATCACCCCATTGACCTTCTAAATTGCTTCTACCAGTTTTCTGAACCATCCAGTTACTGCCCATACTTGAATTGGACGACCAACCAGCATCTTCAGTATAATCATCAGTAGTCCCTAACTCTTCATGTTGTAAGAAATACTGGTGGGGCTTGCTAGGAGCTTGGGTAACAGGGTTACTATGATAAGCAATATAAACATTAGTACCATTAATACCATCCGCACCATCTTGACCATGGTTTCCATTTGTACCATCTACGACCATTGTTTCCCAAGCTGAACCATTATATACATACACTCTGTTGTTATCAGTGTCTCTATAAGCCCAGTTCACAGAGGGGTTAGTTGGTGGAGTAGCTTGTTCACCCTGCCACACCATACCATCAATACCGTCAGCACCAGTAGTACCATCCACAGTCATTTGATAATAAGTATTATCTTGAAAGATATAACTCTTTCCATCAGTAGAATTATAGTAAGCCATACCATCAGTAAGACTAGGGTTAGCATTAAGAAAATCTGCTGGGTTGGAATAAGTACCTCTCCAATTTATGCTAACACCGTCAACACCTTTGAAGTATGACCATTGATAATCTTGCCAGTTGTTAGAGTCTTCTTCTGTAGTGTCTGCTAAAATACCTATCCAATTACGACCTGTATCGTCACTAACATGAAAGTTTAAACCTGTGTTGTTAGACGCATAAGCGTAATGAATATAAGCAGCTTGACCATCAGCACCATCAGCGCCATTATTACCGTCAGCACCATCTTGACCATCAACACCGTCAACACCATTAGTACCATTAGTACCGTTAATACCATCAGCACCATCAGCACCATCATTACCATCAACACCATTAGTACCATTAATACCATTAGTACCGTTAGTGCCGTCTTGACCATCAACACCGTTAGTACCGTTAGTGCCATTAGTACCGTTAGTACCAGCAGCACCTACAAATTGACCCACATCAGTAAAATCGTTTACATCTATTGGAGCAACAGTGCTCGTACATACATATAAGTTTTGACCTATAATGTAAGCGTCACCTAGCTCAACAGTTAGACCGCTTAGAGCAGCCTCGTTTGCTAATGTACCTTTAATAGCAACAGAGGTTCCGTTAGCTCCGTCAGCGCCATCTTGACCATCAATACCATCAATACCATTAGTACCGTTAGTACCGTTAATACCATCAGCACCATCTTGACCGTCAGCACCATTAGTACCGTTAATTCCGTTAGTACCGTTAGTACCAGCAGCACCGTCTTGACCATCAACACCATTAGTACCGTTAGTTCCGTTAGTACCGTTAATACCATTAATACCATCAGCACCGTCAGCGCCAGCACCTATTCGATAATATAAAGATGGTTGTGACCACCCTGCGTTAGAATAAGAAGTACCGTTATGAGTATATAAAGCTGTAGAAACCCACTCAACATCACCACCTGTTGCCGTTGGATTATCCGACCAAACAACACCGTTAGTATTTGGGAAAGTTTCGGAAGTACCGTTAAATGTTCCGCCTAAAGGAGCACTGGGTTGTGTAGGAGATACTAGGTAAACAAAGCTTTTAAATGCTCCGTCATTACCATTAAAGTAATCAGTACCTAACACTGGGGTTTGTCCATCATTGCCATCAGAGACAGTAATAGTCTGTCCAACACCGTTATCAATAGTATAGGTTCCATCACCGTTGTCAGTTAAGGTTGGGATGGGGACACTACCGCCGTTACCATCGGATAGTATAACTGAAACATCCGACTCTAAATCTCTAAAGGTGTAAGAGTTATCACCATTATTGGTTAAGGTTACTGCTCCACTAACACCGTTTGGTTCGCCAGCTCCGCCTTGGTTGATTAAGTTTTTTACAACCTCTACTACATCGCCCGTTGTTAAAGTGGTGAAGTAAATTCTACTATTTATTAGATCTATCCAGTAATCGCCTTGTGTACCTCCTAATAGTGAACTTTTGGCTTCAAGCGTACTGCGTACTTGTTTAACACCGTTAAGAAAAACCAAGGCGCTAGTGTCAACACCAGCTAGTGCAACATAACTGTATACACCACCTTCATCTGTGAAAGTTTCAAATTTATGCGAAGAGTTACTTGGTATAGCAAGAACCCAGTTAGTTCCGTCATAAATTTTAAGAGTTTTTGTAGCTATATCAAACCAAAGGTTCCCTGTTACAGAGTCAGTTGGAACTCCCGTTGAAGCTGTATAAAACTTTGCACCAGATACGTTTGTTTCAGAAGCCGTATCAAAAGCCTCTTGTGCTAGATAGAACAACTGATTGGAATCTAAATCCAAAGTATCAGCAGTTAATAAAGAAGCGTCAGAGTAATCTGTAAGCCTCGCATCTCTGCTTGAGCTTCTAGCTATGCGTATCTCAATGCCCGTTTCAGGTGCAGTGGTGAACGTAAGTGACGTACCGTTTAGTGTGTAATCAACACCTAGTGTTTTAACTACGCCACCTACAACAGCCTCAATATGAGACTCTTCGAGGTATGGCGGTGTAGTGAAAGTTGTTAAACTGCCGTTACCTGCATAGTATATATATGAGTTTGCCATTATTTTTCCTATTAATTATTGATTGTATAGACCTTGAGAGTCTTTAAGGTTCCTTATTGTCCTGTCTTGGGATTGCATACGTAACTTCTCATCACGAGCTATGACCATATCCAGTGCTTGATTACGGTGGTTAGTGATAAACTCTTTAGTTTTCTTAACACGTATGCCGTAAGTTCCAGTTTCACGAGGGCTGCCTAGTGGCATGTCATGTGCTGTTGTTAAAGGTAGGAGTGCATCAACAAGCGCACCTCTGTTCTTTTGTAGTTGTAGCATCATTGCATCAAACACTGACACAACTGATCCGTCTTCAAGAGTAGTATCAATAGTTCGTAGATCTGTTTTACCAAATCTTTGATCACGATACTTAGCTCTTGTTAAACTACCAAAGCCTAACTCTTCCAAGTCAGCAACATAATCAAGAACAGCCATCTCTTCTTCTGAGCGACCTGCAATTAGATCATCAGCCTTAGCATAACCAAATCCAGTAATCTGTGTGAAAGAAGCTGGACGCTTCATTACATTACCGAAGATGTCATACTGTCTAGGGATAGACCTGTTGTTAGGACTCCACATAGATGTGAGTCTATCTTCAGCACCTACAATAGAGGTTAACTCATCCTTCCCAGCAAAAGCTTCTTGAGATTTCTTAATTGTACTAGGGACAATCATTGTACCCTTCTTAACTAAGTAATTACCTAAAAGCTCACTACCCTTCTGCTGGTCTTCACCATTAGGGTCTTCAAAGAAACCAGTCAGCTTAACAGCAGTACCGATTGAATCAGTAACACCTTGTGTTAAGGCTGAGTCTTTAAAAGCAGCAATCGCAGTTGAAAATGCAATACCTAAGCCTGCCATTACATCGTCAGGAATAACTCCGTCATCTTCTTCATAACCGTTCATGTTCTTGAGTTCGGTATGATCCATGTAACCTTCAAGAGCGTTGATAACAATAGTCGCTGGAATACGTAAAGGTTCCCAACGTCTAAACTCAACTTCTTTTCCTCCATCAAGGAAGAAAGGATCTTTAATAGTTAAAGGACGCATTGTAGATCTACTACGTTCACCTTTCTTAGTGTAATCAAGTTCTGGGCTTCCAGTCATTTCACCTTGCGCCCATTTCGTAGCTACATACATCATCCACGCATAACCTACAGCCGCTTCTGTCTTAGCTCTGTTCTGACGAGCGATGCCGTTAGCACCTGACAAATCATTCTTGAACTGCGGAAGTAAACCATTGATTGCTGGAGTAAGACGTAACGACTCGTTGAACAACCAAGCTGGAGTTCGGAAGAATAAGTTACCAAAGAACTTTGACCAAGGATTGTCCTTAACAAAGTCTTCGTAATGAGCAGCGTAGTGTTCTACCTTACCAGTAAAACCGTCACCGTTCTTACGAAACTCTTTCTTATACAACAAAGTCTGTACAGCATCGAGAGCATCAGCATCTTTAAGCCGTCTCATTCCATCCGTACCAGTCTTCTTCATTTCTTTTAAGACATAATCTTCAAGCTTCTTACCTGTATACTTCAAGGACTTACCTTTTTCATAGAAAGGTTTAAGCTTGTTAATGGTCATGTCATAATCATAACCTTTATCAATCTCAGCTTTGATATTATCGTCTATATATTTCTTTAACTTAGCTCCACGCAAACCATCAGCATGAGCCTTAGCTGCTAGAGAGTCAAAAGCATTAGCAGCAAGAACTGCTGTAGAAGCAATCTCTTGGTTATACGCATCAGACGAACCTAGTAATCTTGGAAAGGTTCTTAGGAACCCTGCAACCTTACCGTCAATCTTTATACCACCCTCATAGAACCTTTGGGGATCTTGAGTGAGAAGTGTTTGTTCATAAGCTGCTGCGGCTCTAGCTGATTTCTTAGCTGCTGCTGTAGCACCAAACATGTGAGCATAAACCCGTAGAGTCTTTCTCCACTTCATTAATGATAAAGGATTATCAAAGATTGTATCTAAAGCTGGGTAGGCGTATGTTTTAAGCATTGGCCACACAGTGTTATAGACAACTGTAGACGGACTAAAGACACCTGAGATAGATAACTCAACAAGTTTCTCCATGGTCGTAGAGGGTTCACCCTTCCAGTTACCAAGAGGATCTCGTTTGTCTAACTCATTCAACAAGTCAAGTCGTGTAGGATCGCTTTCACGCCTCTTCATTACTTCGACAAGTCTTTCGTGTACGTTAGGCTTACCGTCTTTACCTATAGCGTTAATCTCTGCTTCATACTTTGCATCTATCTCACTAATTTCTTTCTTGTAAAGTTTAGTATGTGCTGCATTGATTTCCTCTTCACTTAGAGGCTCGCCAATGTTCTTACGATAATTCATGTAATCTTGGATAGCTTGTAAGTTACGCCCACTATAAGCGTTAACATGTTCTCTTACTGCTCTTCCTCTATCGTATAAACTTAGAGCCTTCTCCATCTGCTCAGATAAAGATTTACGCTCTGCTTCAGATAGGTCTTTCTTAGACATCAAACCTTGTAGTTTTAAAATGTCTTGACCCATGAGTTCATTAGACTCATTAACTATACGGTTAATTGCTTCGTACTCTTTAGGGCTGTATTGGTTCTTCTCAAAGTTATCAATAACCTTACCAACTGAGTTAGGATCTTGCATCACATCTATAAGATCAAAAGCATTGTAGAATAGACGAGGTGTAACACGAGGTTTGGGAGGTCTAGGATCAGACGAGTCAACTTTAGCGTTAGGCTCATCAACAATCTTATCTACCCTAGCTTCAGCATCAACTTGTCTTTTAGGTTTAGCACTTAGCTCTACCTTAGTCTGTCCAGCTTTAGCTTGCGCCTTAATAGAGTCCCGCATAGCTTTTGCTTTTTGGAATATATCTGTAACACCGTTCTGCTGTAAGAAGCCCACGAATTCGTCACGTTTCTTACTAGGTGTCTTAGTCCCTACCATATACAACGCTTTGGCTATAGGATCTTGGAAGTCTAGCTCTATGGGTGTTTGACCATAATTATAAGTAGGTTTTGCTGTCTCTATTGATCTAGGTACAGGAACAGTAGATGATCTACCCGCAACTTCGATGTCAAAGGCTCTTTGGATTTCTTCAGGAGAAGCTCCGTTGTCAATAGCATCTGTGACGATTGTTGTAGGGTTATCAATAATCTCTTGAGCCTTACGTGCGCCTTTAGCTACATCAACTGCAATCTCTTCTCTGACTGCATCAACCTTCTTGGCTAACTTCTTATCAGCAAAATGTTTAGCAGTCTTTGAGATACCATAATCTAAACCAGAGCCTAGAATTGCACCACCCACAAGACCTATACCAGTCATGGCTGCTGTCTGCCCTACGCTGTACTCATCCTGTGCTCCAGCATCTATACGAACATTCTGTTGCATAGAGTCTGATAGACCAGCGTGTAGTGCGCCCTCTGTACCTGCAAGAGCACCTGCACGTTTCATAGAGCTGTTTAAGCCGATTTTAGTAGCTGTGTTAACACTGTACTCGCCAGTCTTTTTAAGAGAAGCTTTGATAGTTTCAGAAAGAACTTTCTTACCAGCAAACTTAGCCGTCTGAGAGGCTACTGCTGCTGTTCCTAGCGTTAGTAAGCCAGCCCAGTTAGTAATGTCCGTAAACATTTCCCAACCAGCCTGACTCGCTGTGTGCCAGCTAGAGTTAACTGCATCGTACTGGTCTAACATGTAGACGAAAGACTCTTTCATCTCTTGGTCACTCGACATGACACGTTTAGTGTCTATAGCCATGTCACCAATGTTAAAGTTAAAACCAGCCATCTGTTTAAGACCGTAGTCAGCAATCTTCTCACGATAGCTTTCGCCTTCATAACCTTCTAACTCTTCATCCCCTATTTGTGGGACGTAGCCGTAGGTCATCTTAAAGAAGTTTTGAGAACCTTTAATCCACGAGTCGTTGTCCTTTAAAGTCTTGTGGTCAACGTCTTGCTGTATCTCAGCGAAAGGTGTGTAACCTCTGTCGTTAGTTTCAAACTGTTGTTGAGGTATGGCAGTGTTCGCTTGTACTGGTTGTGGGCTACCTGCAAAGTAAGCATCAAGATCAATTTCATCTTTTTTCTTTTCTTTACCAAAGTAAGCGTCTAAATCAATTGGCTCTGCCATGATCTCTCCTATTCAGACTCACGAGCCTCGGCTTCAGCAAGTCTTTGTTTAAGTTTAGCAATCTTCTCATTTCTCATTTTAAGACGCATTGCGCCTTTAGGTTTAGTTTGGGCTTCAATAGCTCTAAGCCTGTCAGTTAAAATCTCAACTTCACTCATAGCTTTTGATTCAATAAGACGTTTTTCTAGGTTTTCTAATTCAGCCTCTAACTCTGCCTTCTCTTCTTCAAACGATTCCTTACCAAATTTACCAATAGGGCTATCCTCGTCAGAATAATCTTCTACGAGTTCTTTGGCAACGGCTTCAATCTGATCAGTGATGTTAGCTAAAGTTGAGTCCTTTGCTTCTCCACCGCCTTGATCGTTAGGTATTGCTTTACCAGATGCTCGCCATTTAGCTTCATCTTCAGGTTTACCTTTAACATACTGGTTGTATATTCGGATGTCCTCGTCTGAAAGAGTAGCCTCACCCGAACCTGTGGCTTCACCGTCTAAGTTAACTCCACCTTTATTACTCTTAATGTCACCTTTGTAGTCAAACTTGGTTGCTAGTTCTTCAGCATAGTCTTCTGTTAAATCTTGAAGCTCGTCTTTTTGGTCAAAGCTTAAAGGTTTACCTTCGTTAGCTGTAAGAAGTTT